TGAAATTCTTGTGCAGTTAAAAACAACCACATTTCCAATGAGAGAAGGCAGTATTATTGTCTACAAGAAAGGTGAAACAATGGAATCAAATCGTGTACGTGCAAACATCTTCCAAATGAAAGGGAACGCAACGGAACCGGACATTTTGTTGAATGACTACATGACAGATGGTGAATTTATATTTATTGGTCGGTACATTTATTGGAAAGAGGCGGGTCAATATCACCGTGTAACCGGAACAATGCACGGATAATGCCAACAATGCCAAAAAAGGTGTATGGATTTACACCACAAAAACAAAACAAGCAAGCAGAGCAAAAAAACTGGCTTAAGGATAAAGAACACGAAAAGTTCTATAATTCAAAGGCATGGCGGCACCTATCTTTATCCTACAAAATGAAACATCCGGTGTGCGAGGTTGAGGGGTGCAACCAGCCATCATATTACACGGATCACATTATTCCAATGTCACAAGGTGGTGATGAATGGAACGAAGAAAACTTTCAAGCATTATGTAAAAGTTGCAACGGTTCAAAAACTGCGAAGCAAAGAATGTTAAAATAATTACATCAACAACAAAAGTCATTTAAAGATATTTGCATTAATGATTGGCGGTGCAATATATCAACTTCTTAATGTTCCTGCAATAACCAACTTGGTTGAGCAGTTAAACTATGGACTTGCACCACAAGAAAACTTATTTCCTCGCATTGTAATAACTGAAAGAAGCACACCGGAAAATTACAAAGATGGGTATTCAATTTTAAATCATGATGTAGAAATAAATATTTACGCATCAAAAGCAAAGGATGGCAATGGTGGTTTCTTACAAGCGTCAAACATAGCTGATGCAATTGAAACAATTCTTTACCGGTACAAGGGTACAATAGGCGGAAAAAGAATAGACCAGACACTTTTAAGCAATCAAGAAATCTTATTTGATAATTCAAGCCAATGCGCGCGCGTTATCATGGAATATAGTATTAGAGAAAATTTAACATAAAAAAATGACAATAGAAGAATTAGTTGCGCTCAAGGGCGGCAAGTTTGTAGATAGCACAATAACCGGAACCAATAGCACAAATTACCGTTATGCGGTTGTAAATGAAGATGCAGTTTTTAGTGCGTTAACAGATACAGATGACAACAATGTGTTGACTGAATGGGGCATAAGTGGCAAGACCATAACCAAAGGAATGATCATTGCACCAGCGAGCGGAAAAGCACTTAAAACGGTAACACTTGCAAGCGGTTCAGTACTTTTAATCAAACTTTAAAATGTACGGTTACGGCTACCAAAATAGCGGAATCCTTAAAAGTAGTGGCGGCCCAGCACTTGGGCCAGTTAACTTAGTTGCTCCCGTTATAAGCGGCACGGCTGAAAGGGGTGAAACTTTGTCATCTACCACTGGCACTTGGTCAGGTGTTGGGACAATTACGTTTGCATATCAATGGAAGCGAGATGGTGCTAATGTTTCAGGGGCTACATCTGCAAGTTATTTATTATTGGAAGCAGATGACAACGCATTTATTACTTGTTTAATAACCGCAACCGATGACGAAGGTAGTCGCTCTAAAATTTCAAACACACTTGGGCCAGTATTAGGGCTACCATTAAACATTACTGCACCGGTACTAAGCGGAACGCCAACAATAGGTCAAACATTAAGCACTACCAACGGCACTTGGCAAGGAAAAGCAACTATCAGTTTTGCTTATCAATGGAGACGTGATTTAGCTAACATAGGCGGGGCAACATCCAATACTTACGAGTTAGTTGATGCGGACTATCAAACGACTATTGATTGCGTTGTAACGGCTACAAATACCTTCGGAAGTGCGGCACAAGATTCAAACGATTCAGCACTAATAGCGGGTATTACTCCAAGCATAAGCGGTGTACCAACATTTAGCGGAACAGAATCAGTAGGGCAAACACTAACGGCAACGGCTACAAGTACTTTAGGCAGACCAATTCCATCAAGAACTTGGAAATGGCAAAGAAGCACTAACGGCACAAGCGGTTGGGTTGACATAAGCGGGGCAACAAGTATCACTTATCTATTAGATGCTGCTGATGAAAATAAATATGTGCGAGTTGTACAAATAGAAACTAATGCGGTAGGGTTTGATTCAGCAAATAGTGCAGCAAGCGGACAGATAGCACCTGAGGTTCTTGCAATGACTTGGGGAACGGCAAGCGGCAAAAATTGGGGTACGGCAAGTGGAATAAATTGGGGTTAAAACATTAAAATAAAAATATAAAATATGGCAAATTTATTAGGTGCTGACATAGGCACAAATTACAAAGGGATTCTAAGTTTAGATTCTACGATTAACACACCATTAGATGCTACACTAAGAGCGGTAACAGATGGAGAGGGTAACGCAAGCGGATTGTTATTAAGTACGACAAGCGTAACAAACTTAGGAGCAGGTGCAGTTGCGACTAATACGGCTTTTGGTGATGGTGCTTTGACAAGCAACACAACTGGTTTAGAGAATGCTTCTTTTGGATTATCTGCATTAAATAGTAACGTAACTGGTGCGGGCAATTCTGCTTTTGGACACGAGGCTTTAAAAATTAATACCGCATCTAACAACACCGCTATTGGTAAGCAAGTTATGTCAGGCAGCACAACGGCTACTTTAAACGTTGGCGTTGGTTCTTTAGCGTTAAAGTCTAATACAACTGGTTCTTTTAACACCGCCATCGGTTCATCTGCTTTATTTTCAACTGCAAACGGAACAAGTAATGTTGCCGTTGGTTATGAAGCAGCATTTAGCAACAGTTTTAGTAGTGGCATAACTGCTATTGGATACCAATCGTTAAGACAAGGTGGGGGTGCAAATAATACGGCAATTGGACACACATCTTTATTTAATAATGCGGCATCTAATAACGTTGCAGTAGGTTATCAATCAGCTAAAGCTAACACTACGGGCATAGGCATTACTGCTATTGGTTACCAAGCGTTATTAAATAATACAACAGCTAATGACATAACTGCTTTAGGTAGTGGTACAGTTAGTGGTAATTTTAGCGGCTCAGTAATTATAGGCAAAGATGCAACCGCAACCGCAGCAAATCAATTTGTAATAGGTAGCAGCGGAACAAACGCAGGAGCAGTAGCAGCAGAAGTAAACACAAGTGCAAATGTTTGGAACGTAGTAATTAACGGAGTAGCAAGAAAAATACTTTTAGCATAAAAATAATATATTTGAAAAATGATTTATAATTGGCAAGTAACAAACCTTTTTACCCTTGATGAAGGAGTAGAAACCAACTATGTTGTGACTGCTTTATACGAAGTGGCAGGAGTAGAAACAGTTAGCGGCACAGAATATACCGCGTCTTTATCCAACTCAGCACAGTTTGAGGTGACAGAGGGCAGTACATACATACCTTACGCAGACCTTACCAACACTATCGTAGTTGGATGGATTCAATCACAATTAGGTGAAGATGGCGTTAATAATTTACAAGCAAGCGTAGAAGGTATGATTAATAGCGAAATTAACCCACCTATACGCCCACAAAATACAGAATTACCACCTAATTTTTAAGATATGTTTGATTTAAAACTAACAGAGCAAGAGGTAAATATTATTTTGGCGGGATTAGGTGAGTTGCCTGCAAAGCATTCAATTGAATTAATCGCCAAGATTAAGCAGTCTTGCGAGTCTCAAATAGAAGCGAGTGAAGATATATCTGAGTAGCGTACTAACCGCATTGATTTTATTTTTCGCTCCAATAAAGGGCATTATATTAATGGTGGCTCTTGCTACGATTATAGATACTTGCTTCGGTGTATGGAAGGCTAAGAAGTTAGGAGAGCCTATTACGAGCAAATTGTTCCGTAATGGGTTAGTGCCTAAGCTTGTTAGTTATATTGCCGTAGTGATGCTTGTATACGCCTCTGACGTCTTTATAATAAACGGCTTAACGATGAGCGTAGTTAGCGTAGAGTTTATCTCTACTAAGGTAATAGCTTTAGTGCTGCTATCTATTGAGGTTAAAAGTATGGATGAGTCTTGGATAAAGGTTAAAGGCTATTCGTTTATCGATAAAATAAAAGCTATTATTGTTAAGCTAAAAGACGTAAAAAAAGAACTATAAAATGGAATGGTCAATAACTTTTTCCGCACACTACCCACACGATAGATTCGCTCTTGGGTGGGAGTATATCGCTCCTTCTAAAGAGTATCAGTATAACACTATAACTATTTACTTATTTATCATAACCCTAAATATAGATTATGCGACCAATTAACAAAGTAATTATTCATTGTTCAGCTACTCCCGAAGGTAGAGACGTTAAGATAGACACTATACGCCAATGGCATTTAGATAAGGGGTGGAACGATATCGGCTACCACTATGTTATAGAGTTAGATGGACAGATACAAGCGGGGAGACCCGTAGAGCTTTTAGGTGCGCATTGTTTAGGTCAAAATAAATTTAGTATCGGTATATGCTACGTTGGCGGTATGAATAAATCTATGACTAAGCCAAAGGATACAAGAACCGAAGAGCAAAAAGAGTCTTTGATTAATCTAATCGCTGACCTTCGTAAAAAGTACCCAGTACTATCTATTCACGGACACAACGAGTATGCCGCAAAGGCTTGCCCAAGCTTTGACGTATCTAAAGAGGGTTATTAATGCAAGAAAATGACCTCTTTGAGTGGTTAGAACAAAATATCTACTTTGATTTAGTTAAGTCCAACAATCAGATGTCTCGCTGGGACTGCTACTCTCCAGCGACTAAGCATAGAATAGAATTAAAGTGTAGAAGGACTCACTACGACACCCTATTACTTGAAAAAAAGAAGTATGATGCTATGATAGCTGAGACCGCTAAACACTCAGACGCTGCTATCTATATTAATTCTACGCCTAAAGGTATTTACCTATTTAATCTCCACGATATAACGCCTTACTGGAAGACTCAATATATAAGAGCTACTACTGAGTTTGGCAATAGTAACCGCATAGCTAAAGAGGTGATGTACTTAAATATCTTCGACTCTCGAGTACTTACTACCTTTTAATCTGCCTGAATTTTTCCTAAAACTTCATTCACTTGTTTACTTTTAGGAATATATTTATACTCTAAGTATAAGTTACAAAATGCACAATAAACCTTACTGATATATTGTGCAAAATTATGT